ATTAAGTACAGATTCTAATTGTGTAGTTACATTTCCAAATCCATCTGTTACTGTTGAACTAGGATCTTTCAAATATCTACTAGCTGTGCCAGGTTTAAGATATCCTGTTTCTTCAAGTTGTTTAGCTGACAGTCCGTATGTGCCTACTCCTTTGTCTACACTTAGCTCAGTTGATTCTTGACCAACGTCTTTGGCTTTTTGTGCCATTAATCCTTTAACCTGGTCTTCGTTTAAGCTACCAACTGAATTACTAGGAGTTGGTGTGTTTACAAAGTCACTTTCTGTTATTTGGGTCTCAGGTAGTTTTTCACCTACTGCTGTTGCTAGTGCTGGAGTTAACTCGCCTGCTTCTGTTGTTCCAAATTGTACTGAGTTTTCAACACCAAGATTGTGATATGGCCAAGGTTCATGTGTAGGTACTCTAGTAGCAATAGTTTCTAACTTACCAAATTCAGCTTGCCAGCCAGTTGGTGTAAATTTAGCATCAGCAACTTTATTTTTCTTCATCAGTGGAGGAGCACTTACAGGAACACCACCGCCATTATTAAGGTTAATAGTGCCTGCATTAAAATCCATTCTGTCGCCACCTTTCACACTGCTTATTTTTCCACCTTCAAGTGCCGCGGTGTTATCACTTTTTAACCCAGCAAACTGTTTACTATACAGTCTTGATGATGCTAATCCTGTTCCTACAAAAGATGTTTTTGCTTCTAAGTTCATTGAACTTTCTGAATATGCGTTTAGTTTTCCACCAGCATACATATTAATATCTTTATCAGCGTGTAAGTTAATAGTGCCTTGTGTTCTTACGTTAACTGAGTTTGTAGAAAATACATCTACTGTTCCTTCCTGACCAAACTCTAACCACGACTGTCCACTAGCATGTATAATATGAAAACAGTTTCCGTCATCACTCATTATAATTTGATGACCTTTTGCTGATCTAATTCTTACTAGCTGATCTTTACCTTCGATTGTTCCGTCATCAAGTACTATTGAATGTCCACCTTCACGCCCAATTACTTTTACCTGTTCTGGTTTTAGTTCTCCATTTTGTAGTTTTGTTCTTATCTGTGATTGGTCAGAGCCTTTAACACCATTGTATATAGGTTTACCTGGAGTGCTTAGTCCAAATACGTTACTTGGCGACTCTCTCTGTGCTGATGATGTAATAGGTCCTCTGATCGTGTCTGTTAACAGTCCTTGACCAAACATGGTTCCTGCTACTGCATTATGTACAGGTTTAGCTTTTTTAAAAAACTCAGGACTATCGTTTATTTCACTGTCTGCATTGTTGATTTCTGTTACAGGTAATTGACTTGCTCCAGATACAAATGAGTCAGCGGCGCCACCAGCTTTGTATGTTGTTGCTGATCCAATAGCAGGCACCATATGATTAAGACTGTCTTCTGGAATACAACCCACATAGTATCCGTTGTTAGGATCACCTGTTACAAAGAAACATAATACTTTTGTTCCAATGTCGGGTGGAGTAAACCACATACCGTATGAATGTTTATTACCAACAAAGCTACCAGTTCCTTGAAGACCTGAACTTTCTGTTGATCCAAAGAATGGGGGAAGATAATTTATTGTTCTCCAGTTTGATTCATCATTTTCATCAGGACCTGCAAACTGTTTAATGTATACTTGTAGTCTAGCCGCACGTGTTGGATCGATATTGTTTTTAACAATACCTATAAATGGCCCCGACTCAGTTGGTAAATTATTTCCTGATCCAACCTTATAGTTTCTTGGGGTGCCTCGTCCTCTTATGTGTTCTTCTGCCATACTCTATTAATTACCTTTATCTTCTCTTTGGTCTTTAGTTTTTTTAGGAAACTCTCTCAATACACCTCTCATTGTCTGTGTCATTTTTCCCTGACTGAATAAACTGTTAACATGTGTTAGTTTGTATATTAATCCTCTTGTAGATTCTGTTCCGTCAGTAAACAAAGGATCTAATAATTTTGCACCACCGGTTTGTGCATCATAGTCTTCCATAGTTCTAAAGTTAACTCCGACTAATACGTCTTGACTGTCATAGTTAATAGAACCATCTGGCATAAATGCTCCAAACGTATTTCCACTGTCGTACATTATATCATTTTGCATAATATAATCTGGATCACCCATAACTGTCATTTCAAATGTTGCAAAATCAACTGTTGAATAAATTACCTCTGCGGCCTGTTCTGCAGGACTTGCAATAGCATCTGGTTGGCCCAAACCTGTTGTGTCTTGATTAACAAATGACTTAGGTGTGCTGTTTTCTATTTCAGGACCAAACTCCTGTTTGTCCAATGGTATCTTACCATCTACTGGAACAAAGTATGTCGCATTTAGATCTTGTTGATAATCTAACACTTCTGTATTCTCTCCAGTAAACCAATAGTTATATGCTTTGTGTACTCCAGTAAAGTCTGATTTATTAAAATAAGGAGAGTAAGTTTCAACTACTTTTTTTGGTGATACTACGTATTCTATTTCGTAAGCATAGTCACCTCTTTTCTCGTCCCAGGCTATAGGACTAACATTTACACCTACGTGCCACCATTTCAATGATTTAGAATAATCAGTTGATTGAGTCTGCGTACCATCGGGATTCTCAACCCATTTTTGTTGTTTCTGTGTCCACTCACTTGCCCTAAGTAGTATGTCAATCAGTTGAGGAATTTGTTGTCCTGCAGGTATTGAAAATATTTGTCTTGTTTTATCCATCGATGTATTGTTCAACAGTGCATTTGCTGATCTACCCGAAGATTGATTCATTGCTGTTCTATTCTTAAATGCTTTTTCTGCAACACCGGCTATAATTCTCTGTTTACCAATGTCACCTTTAAACGTAACTCGATATCGATCTGCTTGTTCAAATTGTCCTTTAGTTTTTAACTTGTCGGCTTGCTTGTTCAGTTCAACCATAATACCTTTAGTGATAGCTGAGCCGCCTGCTGAGTCTCGTAGTATACCTGGAGTAACTTTTCCTGGTTGTGGTCGTCCACCAAATGCTTGCGGGTAGTTATACACAGGTTCTTCTGTAATTGTTTGATCAAAGCTACGTTGTGTTTCAACAGACTTAGCATTAAAAATGTCTTCCATTGATTGCCCAAGTACTTCAACGTTGAAAGGAACTGTTGCTCGCTTTGCTGAAAGAGCTATGCCATGATTAATTGCTATTGCTTGACAGTCGTATGTGATTGCTCCTGTAGCTACTTTTGAATTTATTTTTTGAAACATAAATGGAATAAACTTTGTCATTCTATCGTCCATTTCGTCACTGACTTGTTTACCGTTTTCATCATAACCTTTATACTTAATAACCATGATGTAGTGCTGTCTTACAAAGTCTTTAAGACCGTTGTCTGCACATAAGTTTTTTAATTTAGTAAGAAATGTATATCCCATTGGCTCAATGATCTTAAATGACATTGTTAATACATTATGTGGTGCGGAATTTGCCGCTGGCATTAATCCTTGTATTTCTAAATCATCAATAAAAAGATCAGGAAAGATTGCGTCTTCGTTCACATTGTTTCCACCACTTTGTAATATCTTACTAAGTCCCTGTGTTGTTTTTTTACCTTCTGCTCTTAAACGACTATACTGTTCAGGACTTGCTAGATATAAACCAATGTTATACGTTAGCTGTGCATACTTAGTTGTTGGATTATCACTAGGATCAAACGCTTGTTCAAACGCTTGCTCAAAATTTACAAAGTTAGTACCACCAACAACTGCTACTGTTTCAGCTTTGTCGTCACTACTGGCGGAACTACCATTTTCTAAAACACCGTCTGTTAACGGATTTAAATTACCAACTTCCGCGGCGTCGTTGCGAATCTTAACAGTATCAGCATTTGCCTCTACTACAGTTTCTCCTGGAGGTGATCCTAAATGACTAGGATAAGGAGTTTGTGTTCCTGCTCCTTCTTTTTTTGCAAGAGCTTCACTGTCAACGATTGCACCAGATGATGTACGTTCGGCCATATTAGATTCCTAATGCAGTATTAAGTGTTGATTGTTTTGGAAGATATATTTTTAACCCGGCTTTAAAGTCCCATATTGGGTCTTTAATAGCATTAGGATTACGTGAAGCAAATACCCACCATAGACCTGGGTCACCATACAAGTCGTTGGCTAATAAGTCTGGACGGTATTGGTATGTTTGATTAAGTTCAACTATTTGGTCGTCTTCTTCTTTTGGAATATTACGATTAACCATAATGTCTAAGTATCCATCTGCCATTGCAGTTTCAAAATAAGGTGATGTTTGTTGATAAGTTGCCATTACCATTGTCCTCTCTGTGATAGTCCTTGACCGCTAGCATAATCCTTAAGACTGAATTGTCTACTTTGTTCTTCTCTTGTTACTATTGGTAATAATATTATGCTTAATTCTATTTTTGTAGGAACATAAGTTGCTCCTGATTTTGCTAGATTTGTTCCTTCATTTGCTGTTCGAAATCCTTGTTCAGCACCAACATCAGCACCTATACCAAATAGTCTGCCAATACGTGATGCAATTCCAAACATACCATAATTGCCTGAACCACCATTTAGTCTTGCTCTTGTTTGTTGTGCCTCAATACTTCCATACCCTGCTACACTTGTTCTGATGTAGTCCACATTATCTGGCAGAGAATAGTTAAATTGACTTACTACTGCTTTATGATAGTTAAATTGATCAGGACCAAATCCTGTAACACTTAATAGTGGAGGAGGTGTTCCTTTATTTTGATCTTGTCCATAAAACATTTTTGACGCAGATTTAAAAAAGTGTATGACTGCCATTAGATAATCTGCTTCTTCTGTTGACTGTGCTGTAAATGTAGCATTAATTTGTACGTCACTTATCTCACTGCTTTGATAAAAGTAAGTAGGATAATTAGAATGTGTTGGTGTTGTTTTATCATAGTTTGCACGATAGTTAACTAACACATTTGGTGTATATGGAAATATTACTCCATCTGTTTTTATTAACGGAGCAAGTATACTGTACTCATCGCCGTCTTTATATAATACATCACTGCCAGGCATCAGCCCAACTTTAAATCGCCAATCTTCAGAAAATGCTTTATTGCTAGCAGAAACATTTACAGTATCAGTTACTGATCCTAATTGTTTAATTTGTTGATTAGTTCCGGCTTGATCTGGGCCTGTTCCAGTAGGAGTACTAAAGTTTGGGCCTATCTGGTCACTTGGTGATATTGCACGGTCACCCGGAACCTGACTGCCTGTACCAACTCCAGTAAAGTCTGGCTGTGGTGCAGGTGCCGTAATAGCACGACTACCTGGTACTTGACTGCCTGTAGCAACTCCAGTAAAGTCTGGCTGTGGTGCAGGTGTCGTAATAGCACGTTCGCCTGGCACTTGACTACCTGTAGCAACTCCAGTAAAGTTTGGAGCAACAGGTGCAGTGTTTACTTTCTTTTCATTTATTGGATCTTGAGCCATTCTATTTCCTCTGTTATACATACTATTTATTTAAATAATTAACCCCCAATATAATAGATAAACCAAAAAAGGTTGACAGGGGCCTGTTTGGCTGTATAATTAATAGTAACTAATAAGGAGAATTGTGCAGTGGCTGAACAAAAAATTATGAGAGGTGGACGTAGAGTCAACTATCTTAACAACCGAGACATTCTTGCAGAAATACACAAAAGTAAGAAAACATATTGCAAATATCTTAACAAAGAAACAGATTCAGATTTTGATATTATTGTAGATGACGTTAAAAAGATTAACAAGACACGTATCAAAGAAGCTAGAACAAATAAAATTACTCGTGCTAAAAAAATTGACGGAGTTATTTTAGAACCTAAAGATGTTAGTGATCAAGAATTAGTATTTCGTGTTATGACTTGGGAACATATCCCAATGGTTGATAAAAAGCCAACTAAAGCACAGTTAAAAAAACGTGCCAAGATAGAAGATATGTTTGACGACATTGAAGAAGCCAGAGAACAAGAAGATTATGGTATCACTGACCAGGTGCATACTAAATGTAATTTTCCTCCATTCAAACACTACAAAGTTGATGAAGAAGGAAATCCTGTGCTAGTAGGCAAAAGTCATTGGAAAGGTGATTTAGAAACAGGTAAGTTTTCAAAAGATCACGGTGAAATGACTATGAAACTAGCTAACATGTTTATTAAACTATGTGAGCGTTATGCTACTAGATCAAACTGGCGTGGTTATACATACAATGAAGAAATGCGTGGACAGGCGTTATTGCAACTAAGTCAAATTGGTCTACAGTTTGATGAATCAAAATCAGATAATCCGTTTGCTTACTACACAGCGGCCATTACTAATTCGTTTACTCGTGTACTTAATATTGAAAAGAAAAACCAAAGTATCAGAGATGACATTTTAGAAATGAATGGATTGAATCCAAGTTGGACTAGACAAAACAGTGGTCCAGATAAAGCAGATCCAAATGGACAAGCTAAAGTAACAACTACTAAGCCAAAAGAGTCGACAAAGTAAATTTAGGTCTGTATACTTTAAGTATATTTTTTTATTCATAAAGGAAGGTATGAGTAATTTATTTAAAAAGGCCGCAATCCTTACAGATATACATTTTGGATTAAAGTCTAACTCAACAACACACAACGAAGACTGTTTGAATTTTGTCAAATGGTTTATTACTAAAGCAAAACAAGAGAATTGCGATACCTGTATCATGATGGGTGATTGGCACAATAACCGTGCCGCAATTAACATTGTTACTTTAAACTATAGCTTACAAGCAATTGAGTTACTAGGCGAAGCATTTGACAGAGTGTTTTTTATTCCTGGTAATCACGACTTATACTACAGAGACAAGCGTGATATTCAATCTGCATCATGGGCTAAACATATCAAAAATGTACACATCATGAATGACTTTCATTCAGAAGGTGATGTACAGTTTATACCTTGGCTAGTAGGCGACGAAGCTAAAAAGATTAAAAAAATGGAAGGACGCTATGCGTTTGGACATTTAGAACTTCCTCACTTCTTTATGAATGCAATGGTACAAATGCCAGACACTGGCGAAGTACAGAGAGAAGACTTCCAAGGCTTAGAGTCAGTTTATACAGGGCACTTTCATAAAAGACAAAGTCATAATAATATTATCTATACTGGTAATTGCTTTCCTCACAACTATGCAGACGCAGGTGATGATGACAGAGGTATGACTATATTAGAATGGGGAGAAAGTCCTACATTCCATTCATGGCCAGATCAACCTAGATATAGAGTATATAACTTAGATGAAATGTTGGCTAAACCAGATGAACTGTTATTAGAAAAAATGCACATTCGTGTCAATTTAAATATTGATATATCATATGAAGAAGCTAGTTTTATCAGAGAAGAATTTGTAGGCAAATACAAATTAAGAGAACTTACACTTATTCCTGTTAAAAAAGATATTATGGATTCGGTTGCAGAACCTGGAGAATTAAAGTTTGAATCGGTTGACACTATTGTAACAAATCAGTTAACTTCAATTGAATCAGATCACTATGATCCTAATATGTTATTAGAAATTTACAGAGATTTATGATCTTATATTCTAACTCATGTAGTTTTGGTGCTAGTGGGCAAGGACACAAAATTTATCCAGAAGTAGTTGCCGAATCATTATCTGCTGAACTACACAACAATGGCCGTAACGGAAGTTGTAATCGAAGAATAATACGAAGTAGTTTGCGTTCATTAATTGAACTTACAAAAACTAACAAAAAAATAACAGCATTGATTGGATTAACGTTTCTTAGTCGAACTGAACTATGGCAACCTCACTTATCTGCTGTTGACAATGATGGTGACTTTCATAGCATTAGCAACCAAAAAATAATAGATTTAGATTGGAGTAAAGGAATTAATAAAACAATTAATCCTAATGTACATGAATATGCAGACGACGAAGTAAAAGATTACTACAAGCATTGGTTAATTCATTACAGCAAAGAAGGTGCTATAACTGATTTAATATCTGATTTAATAATGTTACATAGTTTTGCCGTTAACAACAACATTAATATTTTAATATTTTCTAATTGTGAACGCTTTCCTGGGCATCCTGATGTAGATCGGCAAAGTCCTTTCTTGGCAAGTTTGTTAGACTATGTTAAACTAAACACTAATATTATAGATCCATGGGATTTTTCTTTTGCTGACTTTGCTTTAGAATTAGGACACACTCCTAAAGATGCTAAACAGTTTGGTCTCAATGGACATCCCGGTAAACAGGCTCATGAGGATTTTGGAAAGTACTTACTAAAATATGTTTAAATTAAAAACACTTACAGTTAAAAACTTTATGAGTGTGGGTAATGCCACACAAGCAGTTAACTTTGACCGAAATGATTTAACACTAGTACTTGGTGTTAACATTGACCTTGGAGGCGATGATAGTGGTGCTAGGAATGGTACAGGTAAAACCACTATCATTAACGCCCTTTCATATGCACTGTATGGTCAAGCATTAACAAATATCAAACGTGATAACTTGATTAACAAAACTAATTCAAAAGGCATGCTAGTTAGTTTAGAGTTTGAGCATAACGGTGTAACACATAAAATAGAACGTGGACGTAAAAAGAATGTAATGCGTTTTTATGTAGGCGATGAAGAGCAAGATATCACTGACATGGCACAAGGTGATAGTAGAGAAACACAAAAATATATTGAATCAATGCTTGGTATGAGTCATGAAATGTTTAAGCATTTAGTTGCATTAAACACTTATACTGATCCATTTTTAAACTTACGTGCCAACGATCAAAAAGATATTATTGAGCAGTTGCTTGGTATTACAATGCTAAGTGAAAAAGCAAACAATCTTAAAGAACGCCTTAAAGAAACTAAAGATAAGATTAAAGAAGAAGAAATAAGAATTGATGCTGAACGTGATGCCAATGAAAAAATGAAAGAACAAGTAGAAAGTCTCAAACGTAGACAAACAATGTGGGCTAATAAAAAGAAAGAAGACGTAGATAGCTTTACAATAGCAATTACAAACTTAGAAAAAATTGATATCGATAAAGAACTTGATAGTCACAAACAACTTGCTATACACAATCAAAACAAAAAAGATCATGATGATCTTACTGATGCTGTCAATCGTGCTAATCGTGATATTGCTAAAGAGCAAGGTAATGTTGACAAACTAGAACAAGACATTGTGTTACTTAAAGAACATAAGTGTCATAGCTGTGGACAAGAAATACATGACGAAAAGCATGAGGAACAGTTAAAGGATAAACAAGATACTTTAGTTAGAGTGCAAGATGATATTACAAAGCACACAGAGACCTTACAACAGCTTACAGACGCATTAAATGAACTAGGTGACGTTGGCTTTGCTCCAGAAGTATTTTACACAAACGAGTCAGATGCTTTTGAACATAAGAATTCAATTACTACGCTAGAAGCACAGTTAAAATCAAAACAAGACGAAGCTGATCCTTATGTTGAGCAAATTAAAGAAATGGAAGAAAGTTCAACGCAAGAGCCTAGCTACGAAACAATTAACGAACTTACTAAATTACGAGAACATCAAGAGTTCTTACAAAAACTATTAACTAATAAAGATTCATTTATTAGAAAACGAATAATTGATCAAAATCTAAGTTATCTTAACGCACGACTAAGTTATTATCTTGATAAGATCGGACTGCCACATACAGTCACCTTCCTTAACGATCTATCAGTAGAGATTACAGAACTTGGTCGTGAGTTAGATTTTGACAATTTAAGTAGAGGCGAGCGTAACAGATTGATACTTTCGCTGTCATGGAGTTTCCGAGATGTTTATGAAAGTCTCTACGACCCTATTAACTTACTATTCATTGATGAATTGATTGATTCGGGCATGGACGCCAGTGGTGTAGAAAGTGCCCTTGCAATTCTTAAGAAAATGAGTCGTGAGCAAAACAAGTCAATTTGGTTAGTGTCACACAAAGATGAATTATCAGGACGTGTCAATAACATTATGACTGTTACAAAAGAAAACGGCTTTACTACATACGGTACAGACGTAGAATCGGTATAAAATTTTCCAGGGGGTAGCATACCTGACTAAATGTATTATGCTACACAATTCTAATAAAGGAACTATATTGTCATACGAAAATCCATGGATGTATCAGGATGCTGTCTTTGAAACAGAAGACATTGGTGAGATGTACGGTTTCGTTTATAGAATTACAAATACCACTAATGGGCATGACTATGTTGGGAAGAAGTTTTTCTGGACAGTAAAGAAACGCCCACCACTCAAAGGCAAGAAAAATAAAAGAAGATCAACTGTTGAAACGGACTGGAAGACCTACTGGGGATCTAGTGACCGTTTGACCCGCGATATAGAAAACTTAGGCAAAGAAAAATTCTCAAGGCAAATAATCCACTTATGTAAGGCAAGAGGTGAAACAAATTACATGGAAGCCTATTATCAGTTTAAAGAAAATGTATTACTACGTGATGACAATTACAATGGTATTATAAACATTAGACTTGGTATTGGCAGTGTAAAGAATATACTCGTAGAAGACTTAAACAAATAATCAGCCAATGATGCAGATGTGTTCTGTGTCCTAAGAGGTAATCACGTAACAGCGTGTGGAACTTACAAGAATAGACTTGTAAACGGGACGGCAAACAACAACTAAAGAATAAAAGCTAAATGATGTAGGCTCTGAGAAAAAGCAACCTACGTGCTTAGATAATTTCGCTAACTAGGGATTATCAAGCATCCGCCAGATGAATCTAGAGTAAGGGGTACCGGCTGACCGCCTCTGTGTAGTATATTACAATCTCTTTTAGTTAGTATGACGTCAGTACTCGGATAATGTACTACGGACATGATTTGCCTGCGGATAGGTGAATTATGACTGTATCTGGATAATGCACGTAAGGGTTTATACTAGCATTGTTTATTATCGTTTATAGATTAAAAGAAAAACAACTTCGAGTGTTAACGAAGAAGTTAGATGTCGCAGACATCTTTAATAAGCCCAAAGAACTATGGTTTAATTGTTTTATTAGCAGTAACTATGACTTGACTATCTGTTAGGTTATCACTGAACGTGAATCCAAAAAAAAGCACCCCTTGAGGTGCCTTCTTCTTATTCTGTGGAAATGGTGTAAGGATATTCTCTTACTTCTTATTCCAAATTGTGTATAAAACCCACACTGCAATTAAACCAACTAAGCCTTCAGCTCCTAAAGATTTAACTACTCCAGTTACGTTACCAATTACGTTAACTTCTGGAAAAAACGGTATGTTACCTACGCCAAGTAGTTCTAATACGATAAACATCGCCATTAGTGATACAGCTACGTCAGCTATAGATGAACTCCATTTCTGAATGTTTTTTAATACTTCCATTTTACTTCCTCCTGGGATTTTGTCCCGGTTATTACAGCGTTGGTACTACATTATTGTAATACTACGCTATTATTACTACACATAAATTCTGCATAGTAACTAGTATTTAGGTCCGTTTACTGCTATAATATACACTGTTATTAAAAAAATGTTAGTTTGTATAACTACAACCATTCATTAACTACGCATATTACTCTGAACCTAATTAGTATATTAACATAAATGCTAATATTTGTCAAGAGATCAAACACCAAAAGCCTAAAAGAAAGGCATTTTGGTTTTCTTTGTTGTCTCCATGTTATCTTTGATTATGTCGGAAATAATATCTCTTTCCTCCATTGATAAGTGCATTGCCTCAGTGTAACTCAGGCCCCCTCTCATGTACCAAGCCAATTTTAAACTTTCTTGTTTGATTGATTTTGTTTCTTTTTCCATACCATCAACCAACTGTTCAATTTCTTCAGGGCTTGCGGTCAGGAGCCTTATACGAAAAAATTTGACATATCCAAGGTAAATGGCTGTTCAAATCCTGTGTTACATTCTCTACATGTAATCTGTAATGGCTTCATTTCGCTTTGTCCACGAATACTTGTTAAATGATCCTGTATCTTTTTAAACAGCTTACGATCAATATTCTGCATAAACTCATTGATCTGTTGTCTATCTTCTACTACCTGGCCGCCAATGCTGATACTTTGTACACTTTCATTCATAGTGTTCATTGTCATCTTAGTTACTTCTGTTAGTGCCTCACTCATTGCTTTGAGTTTCTGCTCGTCTGTAACATTTTCTGCTTCACTAGTTAACTGAATACGTTTTTGTTGCTCGAACTGTTTCTGTGCTGACTCGCTTATTTCGTGATAGTTAAGCGGCTTAAAAAATATCTCTAGATCATCAATGATAAGTTTTTTTGAAAAGTCTGGACTTCCATACTGATCAATAACATTTCGCAAGTCAAGTGCATAATCCTGTGCTTCATTACAATGTGGACAACTCACTGTCATTTCCATTTCATGTCCATAACTAGCAATACGAATTGCTGTAAACAACATGTCAATGTCAACCTGTGGTATTACCCACGGGTCTTTGATATTTGGTACACAACTTTGAAATAGCTGTGCTACTGCTGATCCATTAAAAAGTGCATCAGGCGTTCTAGTAATGATTTCGTCCATAGCTGTCATAGGAAAGATAGGTATCTCGCCGTTGCTAGGAATATCAATACTGTCTTTTGGATAGTACTTACCCTCACTAGGCAGTTTAACATAAATGCTAGGCTGTCTAAAGTACTTTTGTAACGGGTTAGAACTTGTATTTTGTACCATGGTTTTTTTCCGATAAATATTGTTACGTAACACTAATATTTATATACACATAAAACCAGGTTAAAATTAATGGCAGATGAACAACAAGCACTAGAAGAATTTACCAGAAAGATACAAGAAGCGGGCGGTGCCACGGATGGAATGATTAAAAATCTCAAAGACGCAGAAAACAGTCTTGGGAATTTTGCTAAAAAATCTGTAGCAGATGTAGCTAAAGGTGTGCAAAGCTTTGGTGGATCAGTTATTAACGGTAGTAAAAACTTTGATGCTTTACTGCCTGTAGTAGATGCTCTTGGATCAGCTATGGCTGGACTAGCAGGCGCAATTCCATTTGTCGGAGTTGGTGCCGCAAAGTTTGTTGAAGGTGCAACAGAAGCAAGTAAATTTTTAATCGGTGAGCTAGGTAAACAGGTAGGAACATTCCAAGAAGTCAGTAAGTCCGGTGTAATTGCCGCAGGCGGAATGACTGAATTTTCAAAACAAGCATTTGGTTCACGTTTAACTCTACAACAATTTAGTCGTGTGGTAACAGATAACAGCAAAGCATTAGCCGCAATGAGTGGTAGTGCATATGATGGAGTATCTGCATTTAGTGAAGTAACTAGTGTGCTAACCGATGATCAGGGAATGTTTGCTAGACGACTAGGTATGTCAGCTGAAGAAATTAATGAAATGACAGCTGGATTCATGAAACAACAAACTAGACTAGGTCGTACTCAAGGTAGAGGAACAGAACAGTTACTTGGAACAACCACAACATATATTAAAGAGTTAGATTTACTATCAAAAATTACAGGTGAAAATAGACAAGAATTACAAAAACAACAAGAAGCAACACTGAGAGAAACTAGATTCTCTGCTATGGTTGCAGGCATGAAAGAAGAAGAAGGTAAAAAATTATTAGACTTTGTTAGTGTAATTGGTAGTTCAAGTCCAAGAATTGCCGCTGGTATGAAAGACTTACTAACTGCCGGAACTGCTACAACAGAAGAAGGTAGACAGTTAATGATGTTGAGTGGTGGTAGAGCACGAGACATTGCTAAACAACTACAGTCAGGAGCAATTGATCAAGTAACTGCAACTAAAATGTTGCAAGACGCAGTAGGACCAAACCTTGAACGATTTAGAGGTTTGTCAGCAATTTTAGGTGACTCAAACGAAATGACAGCAGGCTTTGCTGAAAACTTAGCGTTTGCAACAAGGGAACTTACTTCATATGCTGAACTAGTAGAACAATCCAATAAACAAATGGGCGGGTCAGACCCACTAATTGTTGATATGACGACAGCACAGAAAAACATTGAAGACTTTGCAATGAGCCTAAACAAAGTCATTCTAGACATGATGCCTGCCACAGGCGAAATAGTAACTGTGTTAACAGACGGGTTGAAAAAAGTTACCAACATGGTAGACACTGGGTTTAAGATAGCAAAGGGTGAGATTACTGTAGCTGAAGCAGTGTTTCATGAGGTAAGTGGCAAAACAACTCCAGCAGAGTATCAAGAAAAAGCCAGACAAGAAATTACACAAAAAATTACTGAAGTAACACAACAAAGAAAAGATAACTTTTTAAAATTGGGCAAAGAATACACTGCTGAAGACGAGGCTAAATCAAAACAGTACGCAATCAATAAGGTTAAATCTCAATATAGATTTCGTAATAGTAATATGATGGATGCTATTGATATAGTAAAAGACTCTTTTGCTCGAGGAGGAATTGCAAACTTTCCAAATACCGGTGCTCTAGCAATGTTGCATGGCACAGAAGCAGTAGTACCGTTACCAGACGGCAGATCAATACCAATCAGCATTAACACAGACGAAATGGCAAAAGCACTTAGTCCAACAGGAGTCGCAGGTGCTAATTCATCAACTCTACCAGGTGGCATTACAGCAGATGCACTAACACCTGCAATGGCTACAGCAGTAAATGAAGTAAAGTCTGAAGCTAACACTTTAGCAAGTGCTGACAATGAGTTAATGCAAAAACAAAATATCAAACTAGATGAACTAATTAGATTAATGGGCAAACAGGTATATGTGTCTGAGCAAACTCGCTCTCAATTAATGTAATTTGGTTATATTTCCATTGACATCCTAAACTTTATTTGCTAAAGTTTGTAATAGCGATAAATACTATCCATAAGCAAAAAGGTTAACTAAATGGCAAGCTGGAAAAAATATTTTAAAGTAGCAGATCGTACTGACGGATCAATGAGTCCAATCAGTGGTTCAAATCAACCACAGGGCAGTGTTGGTAACGATATCTCATATAAAAACTATCAATCAAGTTTACCAGAAGTATATTCTGGACATCCTAATCGTGTTGAAAGATATAACCAATACGAAGCAATGGATATGGACTCAGAAGTCAATGCTTGTTTAGATATTATTGCAGAATTTTCAACACAGACCAATGATCAAAATGGTACAGCCTTTGAAATAGACTTTACAGATAAGCCAACAGACAACGAAGTTGAAATAATTAAAACACAGTTACAACAATGGAATAAACTAAACAAGTTTGATCAACGTGCATTTAAAATGTTTAGAAACACAATCAAATACGGTGATCAGGTATTTGTTAGAGATCCAGAAACATTTGAACTATATTGGGTTGACATGACAAAAGTGTCAAGAGTTATTGTTAACGAAGCTGAAGGTAAAAAACCTGAACAGTATGTAGTAAGAGATATTAATCCAAACTTTGAAAACTTAACAGTTGCGGCTAAAACAGCACAAGATGCACAAATGAATCCACCAACACAGGGCGGATATACTGCACCTAATCAATATTCAGCACCAAACGCACAAGGCGCAGGTCAAGGTAGATTTGGTCAGTCAATTAACGAAAGTGCATTAGAAGCACAGCACGTAGTTCATTTATCATTGTCAGAAGGATTAGACTTTAAATGGCCATTTGGTACTTCGGTATTAGAGAACATTTACAAGGTCTACAAGCAAAAAGAACTGTTAGAAGATGCTATATTGATATACCGTGTGCAACGTGCACCAGAGCGTAGAATCTTCAAAATAGACGTAGGTAACATGCCAAGTCATATGGCAATGGGTTTTGTTGAGCGTATTAAAAATGAAATACATCAAAGACGTATTCCTACACAACAAGGCGGAGGCCAGAGTGTAGTAGATGCTACGTACAATCCATTATCAATAAACGAAGATTACTTCTTTCCAGTAACAGCAGATGGTAGAGGATCTAGTGTTGATACATTACCAGGCGGACAGAACCTAGGTGAGATTGACGACTTAAAATACTTTAACAATAAATTGTCTAGAGGATTAAGAGTACCAAGTTCATACTTGCCAACTGGACCAGATGAATCATCACAAGCAATGAATGATGGTCGTGTTGGAACAGCACTAATACAAGAATATAGATTTAACCAATACTGTATGCGTATGCAGAATCAACTAGTGCAAAAACTAGATGACGAATTTAAAATGTTTTTACGTTTTAGAGGATTTAATATTGATTCATCATTGTTTAATATTAAATTTAATCCACCACAAAACTTTGCAAGTTACAGACAAGCAGAGTTAGACACTCAACGTGTTAATGTATTCACAGCGTTAGAATCATTACCATATGTGAGTAAACGATTTGCAATGAATAGATTCTTAGGACTAACTGAAGAAGAGCTAAGACAAAATGAAGAACTTTGGGAAGAAGAAACAGCAAATCAAGAATCAACACCAGCTTCAGGCAGTGATCTTAGATCAGTTGGTATCAGCCCAGGCGATATTGAAGCTGATATGAACACTGGTAGTGATCTAGAAGCGGAACTAGAAGCACCTGATGATATAGATGCAGGTGACGAAGAGATATAAATACTATTATGATACTTAACGAACTATACAACAAACAACCAGGCTATCAAGACGCAGACGAAGATAAAAGCAAAGCTCGTATTGGTGACTTGCGTAAGACAAAGTTAACTTTAAAACAGTTAAACAAGTTACGTGTTATGAATGACGTAAGAACATACGAACAAGCAATGAAAGCAAAGCGTATTCAACTACAGTACGGAACACAAGAAAACGACGTACAATTATAAGAATTCCTTATAATTTCTCAAAAAAGGCTCAAAAAGGCGCCTTTTTGCCTAGAAAAACTCCTATATTAAGAAAAAGTGTGTAAATACACGCACGAAGAGATATATGGAGAAAAAATATCATGGAAAATAAATTTGAACAACTTATCGAATACATCATTAATGATGAAGAAGATAAAGCAAAAGAATTATTTCACGATGTAGTGGTTGAAAAATCACGTGACATCTACGAAGAATTAATGTCAGAAGAAGAAGCAGAAGTTGCTGAATCAACTGAAGAAGAAGTATCAGAATCTACAGACGAAGAAGTTGCTGAATCAACAGAAGAAGTTGAAGAAGCTATTGAAACTGAAGAAGAAGTAGGCGGCGACCAAGCAGAAGACTTAATTGCTGATGTTGAAGCTGACGAAGAAGGTATTTCAGAAGATGACTACGATGAAGACGGTGAAATGGATGATCACGAAGAAGATCACGAAGAACTAGAAGATCGTGTTGTTGACTTAGAAGACAAGCTAGACGAGTTAATGGCTGAATTTGAAGACGCTATGAAACCAGAAGGCGAAGAAGAAGCTCCAGCTGACGAAGCTGAAATGGAACCAGAAGCTGAAATGGAAATGGAATCAACAGAACAAGCAACTGACGAAGTTGTTGAAGCTGAAGAAGAAGTTACTGAAGAAGCTTTAGAAGAAGGTGCAGAGCTTAAAGCGGCACCAAAACCAGAAACAAAAGAAGGCGCTGATCAAACTAAATCACCAGTAGCGGCTAATGCCGGTGCTAAAGGTGCAGAGGCAAAACCTCAAGCATCAAAAGGTGAAGAAAAAGGTTCAGCAACACCTAAAGCAGAAGATCAAGGCGGAACTACTGAGCCAGATCTTAAAAAAGTTTAATTTAAACTTTATTATATAGGTACCTTACATTATGTCAAACATATACTTAAAAGAGAATCTTAACTACAGCATGGCCAACATGGTTGTTGAGTCAAGCCAAGATGGTAAAGATTTATATATGAAAGGTATCTGCATCCAGGGTGGTGTAAAAAACGCTAACGAACGTGTGTATCCAGTAACTGAAATTGAAAGTGCAGTGGCAACACTGAACGAACAAGTAACAGGTGGATATAGTGTTTTAGGCGAAGTTGATCACCCAGATGATTTAAAAATCAACCTTGACCGTGTATCACATATGATTGAAAATATGTGGATGGATGGTCCAAATGGATGCGGTAAACTAAAGATTCTACCTACACCAATGGGTCAGCTAGTTAAAACTATGCTTGAGTCGGGTGTGAAGTTAGGAGTTTCGAGTCGAGGTAGCGGTAACGTTAACGAAGGCTCAGGACAAGTCAGTGATTTTGAAATTATCACTGTCGACATTGTGTCACAACCAAGTGCTCCAAATGCTTATCCTACAGCAATTTATGAAGGTCTCATTAATATGAGAGGCGGTCATAATGTTTTAGAGATGGCACGTGAAGCAAGTGGCGACGCTAAAGTACAACGATATTTGAAGAGTGAAGTATTAAGACTCATCAAAGATCTTAAGGCTTAAATAGGAGATTTAGCATGCTAGATGTACTAAAACCATTATTAGATAGCGATCTCGTTAATGAAGAAACTCGTGCTGAAATAACTGAAGCATGGGATTCTAAATTAGAAGAGGCTCGTGAGAGTGTGCGTACTGAACTTCGTGAGGAGTTTGCACAAAAGTACGAACATGATAAAAAATCAATGGTTGAAGCAATCGATCGCATGGTAACCGAAAGTCTAGAAACTGAAATGGCTGAAATGAAAGATGAAAAAGCCAAATTAGCAGAAGATCGTGTTAACCAAGTTAACAAAATGAAAGAATCAGCAGAAAAATTTAATAACTTTATGGTTACTAAGTTAGCTGAAGAAATCAAAGATCTTCGTTCAGACAGAAAAGTACAGACTGAAACAGTTGCAAAACTAGAACAGTTTGTGGTTAAAGCATTAGCAGAAGAAATTAAAGAATTTGCACAAGACAAACAGGACGTTGTAGAGACTAAAGTTAAACTTGTAGCAGAGGCTCGTGAGAAACTAGAACAACTTAAAACTAAGTTTGTTACAGAATCAAGTGAGAAAATGACTAATGCCGTTGCCAAGCATTTGAAAGCAGAACTTTCGCAGTTGCAAGAAGATATCAAAGTTGCTCGTGAGAACACCTTTGGTAGAAAAATCTTTGAAGCATACGCTAGTGAATTTGGTGCAACTCATTTAAATGAGAACGCAGAGATTCGTAAACTAGCTGACGCAATTAAAGATAAAGATCAGCAAATTGCAGAAGCAACCGATAAACTCAATGAAACTACACAGTTGGTTGAGTCAAAAGAACAAGAGATTGTTGTAATTAAAGAGTCTAATGAGCGTCAAGCAAAATTAGATGAACTACTTTCTAATCTTAATGATGAGAAAGCAGAAGTTATGACTAATTTATTAGAAGGCGTAAATGCTAAGAAATTAGAAAACGCTTTTAACAAATATCTCCCAGCGGTTCTTAACGAGAATGTAGTGAAGTCTAAAAAAACAACACTTACAGAATCTGTTAAGGAAGTAACTGGAGATAAAGACAAGCAAGTTGAAGCAACACAAGATGAGAATGGAAACATTATCAACTTACGTAAACTTGCTGGTATTTAAGTAAGACATTAGGAGAATTAATCATGTCACAAGAACTACTTGAAAGCCGTTGGGGTGAGACCAAAGACGCATTATTAGAAGGTCTACAAGGTAACAAAAGATCCTCAATGGGTGTTATTTTAGAAAACACAAAGAACTACTTAGCTGAAGCGGCTGGTACAGGCGCAACTGCGGCTGGTAACGTAGCTACTCTAAACAGAGTTATCCTTCCTGTAATTAGAAGGGTTATGCCTACAGTTATTGCTAACGAAATCGTTGGTGTACAACCAATGACAGGCCCAGTAGGTCAAATTCATACATTAAGAGTACGTTACGCTGAAACATTAAACGCAACAGGTACTGCAAATGATACAACAGCAGGTGATGAAGCACTATCACCATTCCAGATCTCAACAGCATATGCTGGTGACGGTACTGCTGGAGACGCTGATGCAACAGCAGGTAAAGAAGGTACAGGTGGTCGTAAGATTTCAGTACAAATTCTTAAACAAGCTGTTGAAGCAAAAACACGTAAATTACAAGCACGTTGGACATTTGAAGCGGCTCAAGACGCTCAATCACAACACGGTATCGACGTTGAAGCTGAAGTAATGGCGGCATTAGCACAAGAAATTACTGCTGAGATCGACCAAGAAGTTCTAGCTTCACTAAGAGCTTTAGCGGCAACAGAATTTACATACAACCAAGCAACTGTATCTGGTACAGCTACTTTCGTTGGTGACGAGCATGCGGCACTTGCTGTTCTAATCAACAGAACAGCTAACTTAGTTGCACAACGTACACGTAGAGGCGCAGGTAACTGGGCTGTTGTATCGCCAGCGGCGTTAACAGTACTACAATCTGCTACAACTTCAGCGTTTGCACGTTCAACTGAAGGTACATTTGAAGCTCCAACAAACACTAAGTTTGTAGGTACTTTAAACTCAGCTATGAAAGTTTATGTTGATTCATATGCGGCTGATACAACACCAGTACTAGTTGGTTATAAAGGTTCATCAGAAGCTGATGCGGCGGCATTTTACTGCCCATATATCCCACTAATGTCTTCAGGCGTTGTGTTGGATCCAGGTTCATTCGAACCAGTAGTATCATTCATGACACGTTATGGTTATGTTGAGTTAACAAACAGTGCTTCATCGTTTGGTAACGCGGCTGACTACGTGGGTGAAATTGCAGTTTCTAACTTATCATTCTCGTAAGAGCAGTAAGTTATTAACAGTAGTTACTACTACAGTTAGATTTAAAAAGCACTCTTCGGAGTGCTTTTTTTTGACTTGCAGTTCTAGATAATAAGTAACTGTATGCGACAATTAGATTTTAAACTATTCTCATCACAGTTCGACACAGCGTGGAAACAAGAACTATTTTTTAGTAAGTATCCGCCTAATGAAACGTATGATTGGGTAGACACAGACACACCAGAAAATGCTAGTAATCAAGATGAGATAACTTATCAATTTAACGAACACGGATTTAGATCAGATAGTTTTAATCAACGCACAGACTTTAACATATTAACATCAGGATGTAGTCTAACAGTAGGTATAGGTGTTAAGTATGAGAACACATGGACCCAACAGCTTAAGACACATTTTAACCAACCTACAACAGTTTGGAACCTAGCACAGAGTAGTACGAGCCCAGACTATGTTGTGCGTTCAATATACAAGACTATAGACATATTAAAACCAAACTTGGTAGCAGTGTGTTGGCCAGCAGAGTCTAGAATTGAGTTACCCCAAGATAAACATTTACTAACAGACTATCAACTAGATACTGCAGAATATCCTAAACTATTAGAAAATCCAAATTGGGCATATCACAATTTCCAAAAGAATATAATATTACTAAAACAAATTTGTCTAGTTAGAAATATTCCTCTAGTACATGGCCCTGGAGAATATACAGACTTCGGTATTGATCCTGATACTACAGCAAGAGATGGAAGTCACCCTGGTAATCCATGGCATCGAGAGTTTGCTGAGCTTGTTTTTCGACACTATTCAGATAAATACTAGTGCTAATTACACGGGGTAGTTAGTTTATGCTGTTTAACCATACCAGCGTAGTGGCTAGAACCCACAATGGACTTCTATAAGGAGAAATATAAAATGGGTAGACCAATAGACAAATACTTTTTAGGCGCAACAGGCGGAGCACCAGCAACAATTCCAGTAAGAGCGGACATTGGTGGTACAGACTTTGAAGGATATATTATATCACAAAAAGGTCGCGATACATTCAAAGTATCAAACGATGGTGATACAGTACAAGGTGAATGCACTTTAGTTAACAAACTTACAGGACATGACGACGGTGAAATGTCTATAGTAGGTATTGCTGACGGTGGTGATGCAGTTGCTATTCAAAAAATTACAGCTCATAGAGCAGTTGGATACAATGGCACAGTTTACACTTGGGCAGTTGCAGATGACTCATCTGAATCATTACTAAGACTTACAGCTATATAATTTTTAAAATTATACGGTCAAAAATCCCTTGTGTTAAATACAGTACAAGGGATTTTTTATGACTATAGGTATTGCATTAGGTAACGGCAAAAGTAGAAAAGGAATAGATGTACAGCATCTTAGATCCTATGGGCTAGTTGCCGGCTGTAATAGAATATATCAAGAAGAAGAAGTTGACATACTAGTATCAACAGATAGACAAATGGCCGCTGAAATAGAAGACAGTGGTTATGCAAAAAGACACGAATTTTGGACTAGACGCCCAAGACCAGACACAGGGTCAAGAAAGTTAGAAAGACCAACATATGGTTATTCATCAGGCCCTGCGGCTATTGCTCAGTTATGTGAAAAAGGTTGTAAAGAAATATACTTTATTGGATTCGATCTAGGATCAACTGACCAGTATGTTAATAATATATATGCAGGCACAACATGGTATAAAACTCCGGATATGAAACCTACTTACTACGGTAATTGGGTTAATCAATTAAAACAAGTATCTGAAAGATGGAGTAATAATATATTTTATAGAGTACTTGGAGAATATAGTACTGCATATGATTTTGAAAGACCAAACATTTTAGACATTAATATAACTAACTTTAAAAGAAAGATAAATAGTTTATAACTAGGAACTAGATAAAACTATGAGTACAACTAAAAAAATTAACGGTGATTATAAAGTTATAGCAGACAATGTTACTATAACTGGAAACCTCACAGTATCAGGAACACAAACAACTGTTAACTCTGTAGACACTGCAATCAATGATAGAGTTATCGTACTTAATGACGGTGAGTCAAGTGCAGGAGTCTCAGGCGGAACTTCTGGGATTGAAGTTGATAGAGGCACATCAACAAATGCTCGATTTGTATATGACGAAGTAACAGATGCTTGGCAACTAGATGACGGGTCTGGATCGTTAGTTCCAGTAGTACAATCGGTTACAGGACTTACTGAAGTTGTAGATGATACTAGTCCACAGCTAGGCGGAGACTTAGATGTTAATGGAAACAATATTGGCCAAGCAAGTGCAGACGTAACAATACTAGCAGAAGAAGTCAATTTAGATGCAGACGCAGTTAGAATTTTAAACAACCCAGGTACTCCTAGTTCTGAAGCAGGATATAACAAATTATATGCCGCAACACCAGCAAGTGGCGGAACAGGATTATTTGTTACTAATAGCACTGCAACCGAAGAATTAGTAAGCAAATCAAAAGCCATAGTATTTGGCATAATATTTTAGGAAATAATAAATGGCACTTACAACCAATTTAATAGCAGATTCAGCAACCACAGTATACACATCAAGTGGAACAACAGCGTTGACTTATCTATCTATTACAAACTATACAGCATCTGCAGTGGATGTAGATTTACATATTGTACCTAGTGGTGATTCAGCAGGAGATGCAAATCTTGTTGCAAAAGAATTAACAATTGATGCAAAAGATACATTTTACTTTTATGGTGGCGGAGAAAAGTTGTTATTAGATGCTTCGGACTTTATTAGTGCGACAGCAAATACAGCTACGTCATTAAACTGTGTAGTTTCATATACAACAATTTAATACATAATGGGAAGATTTTTAAAAATTACAAAACCCTTAGGAGGCACATTAGCCCAGGCTGTAGAAATACCATCTGGTGCAAGTGCGTCAAGACCAGTAACACCTAAGTCAGGTTCAATTCGATTTAATACAGAACTAGCCCAGATTGAATTGTTTAACGGAACTGAGTTTGTAACACAAGCAAAAGTAGGTGAAGTAGATCTAACCATTGACAAATTTACAGGTGACGGAACAACAACAACTTTTACAATGGCTCAAGAGCCAAGCCATGCAAGACAGATTATGGTATTCATTGGATCTGTTTTTCAAGACTACACAACAGCATACACAATACTAGAAGATGACATTACATTTACATCAGCACCTCCTACAGGTGAAACAATTAATGTTATACACGGTCTTGGTAGTACAGACACTGCTTAATCAATTCAGATAAATAAACACATAAACAACATTTCGTTGTGGACAAACCGAGGTAAACCTGCGATTGTACAAGGTTATCCGTGAAACACGGAGGATAAGGAGACAGTATGGCTATAGGCCGCATATCTGGACGCATGCTCAAGGACGATCTTGCTCGTGACACCAGTCTAACATTTGACACAGATACACTAGCTATCGACTACACCAATGATCGAGTTGGAGTAGGCACGGCTACACCTAGTACTCCGTTAGAAGTAGTTGGCGATTCAAAGCTGGCTAACATTTCAATATCAGACAACACAATTTCATCAACAGTAACAGACGCACATATTGTATTATCGCCTGACGGTACAGGCAATATTAGTGTTGCTACAAATATTATTAATAACTGTGTTGACCCAATTCAAGATCAAGATGTAGCTACAAAGATATATGTTGACAATGCTGTAGGCGGAGCGGCTCAGATTGGTAACGCAATAAACTTAGGTACAGCCGCAGATGGCTCACTAACAACAGACGGTGCATATATTAATTGGACAACATCAACCAAAGTTACTGATGCTATAGATGATTTAAATGAAGTAGTTGAAAATGTAAGAAATGATACATTTGTCAAAGACGTAGATTTTACAGCTGATACAACCAGTGGCGGTGCCGGGACAACAGTAACACTAACTATCACAGCAACAGGAAACGCCAACAGATATACCATTGTTTGGGGCGATGGAGACACTACTACAGCTACTACAGATTCAACACCAACACATACATACGCAACAAACACAGGATCACCTTTTGATGTTACAGTAACAGCATTTAACAATTCAGGTTCGGGTACAGGTTCAACAGCAAGTAAAACTAGAGAAGATTATATCACAATTTACACAGCAGACCCTGTAGTAAGTTTTGCTATATATTCTGCTTCAAGTGGCGGATCACCAATAAACTATTGGGACGATGGTGCTACAGTTTATCTAGACAATAATACAACAAACATCGGTGGAGCAACTGTACAATATACAATTGATTGGGGCGATGGCTCTAGTGATGATGTTATAACTGATGATACAGCAGACGGTGGATCACAAGGTGGCAGACTAGCACATACATTTACAGCATCAACAGAACAAGAACAACAAAGAACAGTTACAGTTACACTAGACAGTCACTCAACAGCATTGCCAAGTGCAGTTCCAACTAACAGTACAGACGCAGTAGAAATATATGATACACATACACCAACTGTGTCGTTAGATGATAACTCAGGGGTTAACGAAGAAGGAACTTCAGGACACGTTGTTACGTTTACAAATAATACAGAAAGTACAATTGGTAGTTATTCAACATACGGAATACAATATCAATATCAATGGGGAGATGGAACATCTTCAACAACAGTAAACACAGGTAGTGGAAGTAGTGGGGATACTGGCGGAACAATTAATCATACATTTGGATTAAGTTCAAGTGACCAAGCAAATGGAACAGCAAGAGATTATACAGGTAATATCAGAGTTATCTCAAATCACACAAGTTCACCTTTTGTAAGTTCAGACTTTACAGTTCATGTTGAACCAGATGTTAGAGCAAACATATCAGGAACAGCAGTTACAACATCAGACAGAAGCGGTGACAACATTTATGATTTATATGACGGAGTAGATTACAACAGTGTTAACCGTGCTATAGCAAGAGTAACAAATACTTCACAGAATGCAGATAGCTATACATATGATTGGGCAGATACTAGTTCAAACGATTCAGTTACTGAAGATGGAAGTTCAGCAGGATCAATAGGTGCTACTCTAGATCATGACTTTAGTGGAGAATCAATAGGTAATTATAACCTAACATTTACGGCCGCAGGTACACCAGACATTACAGCACAAACAGATGTTGACACAGGAATAACATTCCAACTAAACGCAGTACCAAGTGCTCCTACTAGCTTATCAGGATTTAGTTTAAGTCTAGCAGATAGTTATCAAGGTACCAGTCCTCGACTGACAGCAGGCTTTACAGATAATTCAGATGCTAACGAATTATCAGCAGGTGACAGTTTAACGTCATCTACAGTAAGAAGATATACATCAGGTACTATTGACACTAATGTAGTTAATAATGCGTACAACGGGCTTACAGGCACGTTAACAGCAAAAGTAAATGGTATTGATAAAGGTAATAAAACATTTACAACCGCAACAGGTGAGAACGGAACATTTACAAGTCTGGTAGTATCAGGACAGCTTGATGCTAATGACAGTATATCAAGTTCAACTTATCCAACAGGATTCTTCCAAACATTTGATGCTAAAATTACACAAGCATTATCAAGTTATACAGTAGGTGCCAATGACGAAAGATTGGAACATTCAACTACAGGTAATACAAACTATGTTAATGTAGTTTATGATGACGTTACAGCAACACCAACAATTACATCATCAGGAACATTAGTAGAAGGTACTGGTGGTACTAAACGTTATATCTCAGGTATACCATATTACAATTCAGGATCACCAACAATTACATTACAAGGTGTAACAGTAAGTGACCTAACAGGACAAGCATATACAGATCAATCAAACATTGTAGAAGTTGACAACGGAACTAACCAGGAATCAACATCATCATCAGGTACTACTAATAAAGACTTTAGCTATGCTAATATTGATGGTGCGTCAACGATGTTAACAAGCGGTATCCCAAATGTAGATGTAGGCGTAGCTAGCGATTATACATTAGGTGATTTATCAGTTAACATTACTTCAAGTTCAGTGAGAACAATTGATAGAGTTAAAGTCAGAGCAAGAAACTGTAATGGTGTAGGTAGTTATGTAGAAAATACAACAAACATACAGGTACACAAATCAGCACAGTCAGGCATATCAGAAATATTAATACCAGTAAGTGATAGTTTAGGTGCTGGCTTTGATGATGACGGCGTAAGAATATTTGACTTTAGTGGAGATACTACAGACACACCAAGTTACACAGGGTCAACAAACTTTTACACAAGCTCGCCGTATACTGAAGCAAGTGATCCAGGTGTTGAAGGAACAAAAGAAGCAACTATACGTTTAGGTGTATTGGAACATAATGTTGTTGATTACTCAACAGGATACTTACCAGTAGGCCCAGACAGAAGCGGAGACACAGGAACACAATACTTTACGTTTGCATTCAGAAGAACAACAATGGCTAACTTTGATTTAAACATTACATCATCAGGGGTAGCAGGTGTTTGGATAGCGGCTCCAGGAACTGGAATTGATTCAGCTTCAGGATTAAATGGCTGGGTACGTGCAGATACTACATATGGCGGCTCAGGTGTACCAGGATCAAACACAGGTGCTGGAGGTAACGGCTCAGATGGCTGTGCGTTTACTTCAGGCGATAGAATAGCAACAGGAACAAGTTTATCAGGTGGTTATACAATGACACTAGGTAGTGAGAACGGAACAAATGCTACAGGCAATGTTGTACTAGTCCGTATAGCACTAACATCAGGGCAAAGTGTAACAGCATTATCAGTGGGGGTAGCTAGCTAATGGCAATTCAAGATACCCAGAAAATTGATTACCTTTGGAAGAAGCTAGGTTACGGTGCTACTAAAACTGATACTAACACTAACAAAAAAGCACCTAACGAAGCTATAGCATCACCACTAATACTGCGTGGGGATAAAGTATGGCAACAAGCAGGCGATATTCCATCAGTTATGCCAGGCTCGTCAGCAGGAGTAGTTACAGTATATCCTACGTCAGCACCAGACGAAACAACACTTGACGGAACAGCTACAGCAAATAGATCTTGGAAGACAGGACTAACAGATTGGATACCACCAGAGCTAGGATCCACATATCAAGCAAAAGTTTACATACATACTTCAGGTGATGCCGCAGGTGCATCAGGCGGCGACCAAGTGTTTGCTACAGGCTCAGGCAATGATGACGAATGGTTCTTTGACTATCAATCAGGTGTCTTACACTTTATTGGTGATAACTTACCCGATGGTATTAGCTTTACAGGTAAGTCAGTTTATATATCAGGTGCTAGATATACCGGTACATTTGGAGTAGGTGCAGTTGCTGGAGAAGATGCTAATATAGGCAATTTAACTGTCTCAAATAACACAGTAACATCTACAACGCCTGAAGATGACATTACACTAGATGCTGAATCAGGAACTCTTATAATATCTGGAACAGACGGATTTGTAATACCAGTAGGAACAACAGGAGAAAGACCTGGCTCACCTACAACTGGACAACTACGTCTTAACTCATCCACTGGTGATTTAGAATTTTACGATGGTGCAAATTGGGAAGGTGCTAATGACAACTCGTCAGCAATTACTAGTGAAAAGTTTGACGGAGATAATACAACAACAGCATTTACCTTATCAAACTCTGCAACAACAGAAACAGTTTTTGTAAGTTTGAATGGTGTTATTCAACTACCTACAACAGCTTACACAGTGTCAGGAACAACACTTACTTTTACAGAAGCTCCTGGATCTAATGATAAAATTGAAGTTAGACAAGTAGCACAATCACAAACAGTGTCGGCATTAACTAACAGTGGGGGCACTGCATACGTTGAAACAAACAGTGATGCAACAGTTGATATTGTAGGAACAGAAGTAAATTTAACAGGCATTATTAAACAACCACAGGCAACTAAGGCCGCAGACGCCACAGGAACAACAGGGCAAATTGCTTGGGATTCAGATTATATTTACATTTGTACTGCTACAAATACTTGGAAAAGAGTTGCATTAACTGGCGGATATTAATAAGTTATAATATACCTACATTATAACTCCAATCTGTATTACAGACGCCATAAACACTGATTCCTAAAAAATTCCTAGAAAAATACCAAGATAACAAATTTAATCATTTGCGGTAAATACATGCAAAGAAAGAGTATTCGCTCTTCTTTTACTTCGAAGTAGAAGATGTATGTCTTCTGAAAACGGAGCACATACACAACATGAGCCCAAAAAGCTCATAACACATTTTATAGGAATATACAAAATGGCAGTTACAAGAATACACACTAACCAAATGGCAGATAGTATTGTTACTAACGACAAAATTGTAGACGCAACGATTCAGGGCGGTAAGCTAGCAACAAACTTTACTTACGGTTCGAACTTAACAGTGTCTGGTAATTTAACAGTTAATGGTACAACTACTACTGTTGATACGGTTAATACAACAATTGATGATCCAATTTTATTATTGGGTGCCAACCAAACTGGTTCAGGCGCAGTTGATTTAGGTGTTTTAGGTGAACGTGGCGATGACACTAACGTGTTTATCGGTTATGACGAGTCAGACGACGAGTTTGTTGCGGCACTTACATCATCAGCAGATTCATCAACAACAGTTACAATTACTGACTATGCAAACATGCACGTTGGTGGCATAGAAGCTGACGACAATGCAACAATTGGCGGAACAGCAACAGTAACAGGTAATATTACAGGTGGTAACTTACTAACAGGTGGTGATGTTGAAGCAGTAAACGTTGACGCTTCAGGAACAGCTACAGTAGGTACACTAACAGACGGTACAGCTACATTAACAAGTGGAGCACTTTCAGGTGCAACAACTATTGCGGCAAGTTCAACAATTACAGCAACAGGTAATATCCAAGGTGGCAACATAATCACCACAGGAAAAGTTGATGCAGATATAGTTACCGCTGATGATTACGTAGACTCTGACAATGGTTATACTGTAGCCGGAGTTCAAGTTATTAACAGTAGTAGGAACCTTCTTAACGCCGGCACTGGATCATTTACTGGCCAAGTTGAAGCTGGTTCACTTACAACAGCTGGTGCTTTAAATGCAGATGGTGCTACAACACTAGGTGACTTAACAATTGATGCTTCGAGTACAGTTGACATGGGTGCTAATAAAGTAACAAATTTAGCTACTCCAACTGCAACAGGTGATGCAACAACTAAAGGTTATGTTGATGGTTTACTATCTTCAGGTTTCACAGTTAGTGATTCAGAAGATACACCAAACACTTCAGTAATATCACAAGGCGATACTTTAACATTCGCTGGTG